GAGGTCGAGCGGCGTGCGATTGTCCTTGCCGTAGATCGTGTCGATCTGGCCGGTGACGCCCTCCTTCCACGCATAGTCGCGCAGGTGGCGGTTGCGGTAGAGCAGGTGCGGGACGGTGCCGCTTCGTGGCCGGTGCAGCTCGTGCTTGATCACCGCCTGGCCGAAGGTGACGTAATCGTGGTCGGCCTCGCCGGCGGCGCGGGTGAAGCCGGCATCGCGATCGTACATGGCGTTGCGCTGCAGGCCGGTCGCCCAGTCGAGATACTGCCGCGCGCTGGTGTCCTCCTTGTCGGGGCGGTTGGTCCGAACCTTGAACCAGTTGTCGCGGCGCAGCATGGACGAGAACGTGTTGCCGAGATCGCGCCTCGCCACGACCGGGTAGCTGGTCATCAGGTTGGACGCGAACTCCTCGCCCATGTTCCGGGTGGCGGTGAAATCCGCGCGGGTGGGATGGAAGTTCTCCGCCAGCTCCTGCCACAGCGCGAGCAGGCCCGGCCGGTCGAACAGCTTGTCGCCCTGCTTGCGGACCTCTTCGATGAGGCCCATGCGCGAGGTGGAATCGGTGCTGGCGTCGAGCGGCATGGCTTACCCGCCCAGCCCTTCGTCATCGCCAAGGACGGTTGAAGCCCTCGTCGTGGTGCGAGCCCGGGCCGCCGCGCGCTTCTTCGCCTCCGCGTTCTGCTGCGCCATCGGATCGGCGACCGGCATCACGACGGGCGGCTTCGGCTCCGGCAGGGCCGGCGGCGCTATCACTTCCATGCGCGGCGGGGGTGAGGGTGAGCCGCCAAAGAGACCTGCCATGGTGCTACTCCTACGCTTAGCGACGACTGCGCCGCGCCGCCTGGTGCCCCAGCACGACGTCGAACTTCTGACCGCGACGACCGCCGCCACTCGAAAACCCGCCGCGCACCTGCGCCTGCTTCAGCCCGTCCGACCACGCCATCACGACGGCGTCGCCCTTGTCGGTGGAACGGCCGAGGCGCGCGCAGACCTTCTCCTTGGCCTCGACCTCGTAGCCGCGGGGCGTCAGCCTGAACTTGGGCGCGGTGAGATCGGCCACGAGCTCGGGATCGTCGGGCAGCATGATGGGCGAGCCGCCGGGCTGGTCGGGGTCCAGGGCCTCGCGGAACCGCCAGATAGTCTGGCTGCGCATGTTCACGAAGCCGACCTTGCCGTCGCGGGTGCGGCCGTTTGCGCCGGTGCCGCCCTTGTAGGCTCCAACCTCGACGCCGTTCTCGCTGAGGTGCCCATAGATGGGCCCGCCGTAGCCGCCCCCCATGTCAACGATGACCTTGGCGCCGTCGCGACGGTTGGCGACCACGATGCCGGCGCCGTAGCTGCCCATGTGTTCGATCGGCAGTTCCTTGCCGGGCACGACGACCAGGGCTGCGTACCAGCCGTCATGGCGCGGCGCGAGGATCATGGGATCGCGGCCGCCGCCCGAACAGTCGACGCCGATCGCGCACATCGGCACGCCGGCAGGAGGCTGGGGCGTCCAGCGGCGCTGCGCGGCGCGGATCCATTCGGTCGGGATGGTCTGGAAGGCGCTGTCCTGAAGGGCGAGATCGAAGCGGCCGTCGCGGTAGGCCTGCCGGTATTCCTCGGGCAGCGCCGCTAGCGTGGCGTCGTAGTCGGTTTCGGCCAGGTCGGGATTGTCGCTGAGGCGGGCGCGGATGAACGTGCGGCTGCGGGCCATCACCTGCTGGCCGCCGACGTCGTGCGGGCCGGGTCCGTCGACCTCGGTGTCGCGGCCGTCGATGTTGGTGTACCAGCGCAGCTCGCCCGGCTTGGCGGGGTTGGGGTGCTTGGGGTCGAGCCAGGCTGCCCAGCGTTTGATGACCCACAGGCCTTCCGCGGTTGTTGGCGGATTGCCGGTGGCGACGATGCGCGAACGTTGGCCCGGCTTGGCGCTGCGGTTCCAGCCAATGATGAACGTGTACTGGCTTTCGAGGAAATCGCCGATCTCGTCGAAGCCCATCAGGTCACGCGGCTTGCCCTTGTGCTTCTGCTTGTCGCGCTCGAGCTGGCAGCCGCCCAGGGCAATCGACCGGCCTGCCAGCCGCCAGATGCCGCGCTGGCTGTTGTAGCCCTGCCGGCTGCCGACGATGCGCTCGACCTCCTCAACCAGGCCCTCGACCTCGGGATTGGTGCGGCGAAGGATCAGCGACTGCGTGTGCTGTGTGGTGGCGAGGCCTGCCAGCAGCGCGGATTTCCCGCCGCCGGCCTCCCCGCCATAGAACAGCTCGTCGGCCTCGCAGAACCACGCCTCGGTCTGGGGCCCGGGATTGGGCACGAACAGCGCCGATGCCCCGGCCTTGGCGATCCCCGCCCGGGTCTGCCGGTCGAGGTTCGCCAGGGTCTTTTCGTCCGCGCCACCCAGCGCAGCCATCACCGCCTCGAGCGTGAGAGGGGTCCCGGCCGGCTGGGTGGTCGCAGCGGTCATCAGGTGGCGTCGCCGTCCGCTGCACGGTTCATGGCGACATGGATGTAATCGACGTCCGCGGTCAGCGCCGAGGTGCCGTCGGTGTTCGAGGCGTAGATGACTGGCGTCAAATCGACGCCCGGCGTCACGGCACCGGTCATCGCAGTCCCAACCTGCCGGCCGTTGATGAAGAACGTCGCCACGCCCGCCGCCGTGACCTCGATGCGGAAGGTCGCGAAGTCGTCGGCCACCGGGGCGGCCTGCGCGGCACCGACAACGGCCGCCGACAGGGTCTGGATGGTCGCGTTGACATCGTTCGCCACGCCGACCAGGTGCCAGACGTCGGTCGCCATGCCGGTGTCGAACATGAAGCCAACGGCGTCGGTGGCGTCGGTCGTGATCGTATCGGCCGATCCCGCCGAGTAGATCGGCGCCTCGATGGTGATCAGGTCGGTGAAGCCGAAGAAGAAATACGCCAGCGTGATGCGGCTCACCTTCACGCGCGCCTGGAACACCAGATCGCCGTTCGAGGCCTGCCAGTTCAGGTAGCTGGTCACGCCGGACAGGTCAGGCAGCACCACCACGTTGCCGTCGTCGTTGCCGGTGGTGATCCGCAGCAGGCCGCCGATGCCGCCGGCGAGAACCGCCTGGGCGCCGTCGGTGTCGGTCTCCACGGCGTTCCACTGGTCGGCGAGCACGTCGCCCAGGAAGTCGTCGAACAGCACGACGCGGCGCGGGCTGGGCTGCTCGAACTGGTTGCCGTGCTCGCCGCTGATGAAACCGCCCGGGGCCATGAAGGGCCGCAGGCCGTTAGAATACCGCTGGCCGATGCCAGCCTGCTTGCCGTGAAGGGACGCGGATATACGCATTTTACGCTACTCCAGTTGCTGTTGCTTCAGTGCTGTGTCGGAGCGGCGGCGGGTGCCGCCTTGCCCCCGCCCGATCGCATCTGCGACTGGAGCAGGAACAGGATGCGCCGGGCCAATACGCGGGCCGGCAGGTTCGTGAATTCGTCATCGGCGTCGGGCGGGTCGAGATCGGGCGCCTGCGGCTTGAACAGCCCGAGGTGCTTGCCGAGGTCGACCAGGGCGGCGCGCTTGTCGTGCAGCTTGATCCGCGTTCGCACGACGTCGCCCGGCAGGATGTCGACGATGAGCTCGGAGACGGCGGCCAGCTTGGCGCGATCGAGCGCCTTGATGTTGATCCGCCCGGTGCCGTCGAGGAAGTCGGCGATGTTGGCGAAGCCGATCGCCGCCAACTCCTGCAGCACGGCCTCGGTCGTGATCTCGAACTTCCTGGCGAGCTTGCCCTGGCCGGCCTCGATCGCGGCCGCCACCTCGGGCTCCTTCAGCAGCCGATGGGCGATCGACCTCGCCGTCCGCTCGCTGTAGCCAGCCGCGATCGCCGCCTCGGAGCCCACGGGCTTCTGCAGGTACGACGCGACGAATAGCTTCTTCTGGTCGGTAAGCATTTGCGGGCGAAGATAAGCCCGGTCGCACGAAAACCTGCGATGCGGTCTCTACTGGGCCGCTTCCATGCGCAGCGTTGGTGGCGCGGGGAGCGGCCGGCGCGCCGTCCACAGCGTCCATTTTCCGCCGGCCACGCGCATCCGCCGGCGCTTCGGGTCCTTGCCGCATTCGTGCGTCTCCTGGACCTCGACCTCGATCAGCCCGCGCGCCTGCATCTCGGCCAACGCCTCCCACACGAACCGGCGCGGGATGCCGGTCCAGCCCATCACCTCGCGGCGTGTCGGGCACGGCTTGCCGACGTGGGCCTTGATCATGGTGATGATCGCGCGGTCGAGGGCTTCGGTCATGTGGGCGCGTGGTAAATCCACGAATCCACGCCACCGAGTGGCTGAAACACGGCGACTTTGCCCGTGGCGAGATCCCAGATGCCCCACTTGCCGTCAGCGAACCGAATATGCCCAGTGCCATCCGGCAAGAGCGCGTTCGTCGAGAAGTTGATGCTCCCGAAGACCGGCACGCGATCACCCGGCTTGGGCGCCGCGCATGCTGCTTTGATGCGGTCTACCAGCGCTGGCGACAACTCCACCGATCGAACGTATCCGATGTCGGGTTTGAAGGCGCCGGCCTCTTCAAGTTCGAGCAGCCCCGACAACATCGATCGCAGGTCGAGAGAATCCGAAGGCCCGCTCATCCCTGCCTCCCTTCGTCAACAATCGTCATTCCCCATGAGGGTTGTGTTTCGCGTGAAACAACCTCGCGAGCCTTCGCGCACTTCACCGCCCTGCACCGCTCGACGCGGACCACGCTGTCGCCTATCTCGAACGGCAGCGGCGCCTGGCAGAACGCGCACGCGCCCATGATCACCTGCCCCGGCAGCAGCGTGACCAGCACGAGCTTGATCGGCTCAAGCGCCATGGGCCGCCTCGGGCACCGATTCCCAATCCCGCGCCGGCGCCGGCTTCCCGGTCCGGTGCGCGGCCGCGAGCTCGGCGCAGCGCACGGCCGACGGTGTCGTGACCGGCTTGAACTCCGCCCGATCCCGCGCGTAGGTCTCGGCATCGACGATGGGCGCCATGACGCCGACGGGTTCGCCGCGCTCCTTCGCGATCTCGCGGTCCATGCGGTCGACGTCGAACCTGCGCCCCATCCGCTGGTAGATCGCCCGCGTGTGCTCCAGGCGGCCGAGGCGGGTCTCGATCGGTTTTTCAGTCGGCGCGTCAGGATCCGGCCGGCCGCCGCGGAGCATCAGGTTCACCCGTTCGAGCATGCGCTGGCGCAGGCCACGCTTGACGTCGGCGGCCTTGAAGATATCTGCGGGGGATGGCCGAAACGTGCAGGACCGCAGCAGGTCGAGCGTCACCGACTGCAGCACGTCCTCCGGGAATTCGCCGCAGACGTCGATCACGTTGTCGCTCCACAGCGCTGCGTTCATCCCGGTGGCGGACTGCGTCGGCAGCGCGGAAAGCTTGTCGCAGCACCACTTCAGGAACGCCGGCCTGGTCGGCTGCAGCCCGCGTTCGAGCTCGGCCTTCACGGTGCGCAGCTTGGCGCTGTCGGGCAGCACCGCCGGGCATTCCCAGCGCGGCGTGTCGTCACCCAGTCGCAGGGTATCGGCGAGAAAACGCCGCTGCGATTCCGTCAGCGACGGTGGGGGCGCCGCCGTTAGGCTCCCGGTGTGCTTCGTGACGTTTGGCATAGCGGCCTCCAATGAGCCGTGAGAAATTGTTGGGCTTCAGCATCCAGTCGAGATCGAACCACCACTGCCAGCCGCCGTCCTTGCGAAGGAATTCGGCGAACTGGGCTTTCTCGAGCGCCAGCTTCCAGCCATCGATGCCGTCGCATTCGGCGAGACGAGCGGCGAGCATTGGGCGGATTGCAGAGTTCAGAAACTGAGCGCCAGGCTCCACGCCGTGCTCCTCGGCAAATGCCAGCCAGAGTGCATGCGCCTCGTTTTCGACGTCGCGACTGGCCATCGCGGCCTGCGGTCCATCGGGCGCTCGGCGGAGGTGCTGCGGGAACGCGAGATCGTCCTCGTCCGCTGCCGCCGCCTCCGCCTTCGGGGGGATCACAGGGGATGCTGCAGCAGGGGGAGTATCTTCTTTCCTTTCTTGTCCTGTCCTTTCCTGTCCTTTCTTGGCAATCTCAGCAGACGGTGTAGCGACGTCTACGTAGAGCGTAGAAACGTCTACACCCGCGTCTCTCGCCATCTTCTCAAGCGTCTCCAACGAAGCCCCGCT